TTGAAGAGTACCAGAAACGGAGATTGCTTGGTCAGTTGGAACACCAGCATTGATGACCTTGAAGACTTCAGTATCTTCTTGTCTTTGGAGGGAGTCCTTAGCACGGACTTGAGCTCTATCGACAATATAGAATCTTCTTTGGCGGATTTCGTTCAATCTAATTTGTGGGTGTGCAGCTAATTCAACTGTAGGAACGAGAAGCTCTTCAGCCTCAACCTCAGCTGTTGGAACAGCACCACGCTTAGGAATGACGTATGACTTTACAGCAACGTCTCTCTCGTAGCGAGCAAGAGCGCCTTGTGGGAGCTCATCAACCATCAAAAGCTTGCGTCCGATGGCTTGGTACATGAGGGAAGTCTTGATTGGCTCAACCATTGCTTGTGCAAGAGCTGTGCGTCCCTCTGGAGTCTCGAGAGCCATTGCAATAATGGATTCTCTTTGCTCATTTGTGTTTCTCTTAATCATTGACATTTGAATAATTCTCCTTTAAAAATTCTTTACCGATTAGACGCCACTAAGTTGTGTGAAGTAAAGAAGGCCAGCAGCAGAGTCATAAGAATCAACTCTACCAATGATAACGCCGTCTGTACCAACTGTGCCTAATTTAACAATCTTACCAGCATTAGCTGAACCAGCTGCAACTGTAAGAAGATCGCCTACAGCAGGGGTCCATCCAGCAGCAACGCCGTCAGTAGTAATGTTAGTGGATGCAACGGATGCAAATCTATCAGTAATAAATTGTGCGCCTGGTGTATTGAAAACGCCTACGCCTCTTCTTGGGCCTTCATATCCTGAAGAACCAGCAGTTGGGTTAGTAACACCGTTGACGTTTTCAGCCAAGAAGTCACCAATTGCTCTCTTTGAAACAACGTAGAAGCCGTTGTTGTTAGCTTGAAGAACACCTGATGCATCAGTGTAAGAAGATCCAACTGGATCTGCAAGAATCATAGTGTTGCCAGTTCTTGCAGTATCATCTGCAGAGAATCCGACAAACTTACCTAATTGTTGTTGAAGTGTTGTAAAACCTGTAGCTGATCTATATGCAGCTGCAACAGTTCCGTCAGATTGAAGGAAAAGAGCATCGCCTGCAAGCCATGAGCCAGAAGCAGCTGTGTTGTAGTTAGCAACTACGAGTGTGTTTAATGCACGAATAGCCATTGTTTATTTCTCCTAATTATTTGATGAGGAAATTAGTCCTCGATTTTTGGCATTGTCCAAGTACCCTTAAGAGCACCCTGGATGTCAAGAGCTGCACTGTTGTTGGATAATCCACCACTTAGTGCAGGAGATGTAGATACGCCTAGTGTAGAAGCGGTTCTAGTACTCATTCTTTCAGCAGCAGCTGCAACAACTCTTTCAGTTGAAGATTGTGCCGATTTAAGTAAGAGTTTGGTTTGTCTGATCATTGAATCAGACTTAAGACCATCATTGATCATTTGTTCAGCATATGAATCAACTTCCTCAGAAGTAATAATTCCAGCTAATGCTAATTTAGTAGCACAGCTATAGGAAGTTTTGATTCTTGCTAAGTCAAGAGATGCGTTTTGCGATAATTGTTCACCAGTGTTTTTAATGTTTTCTTGAAGACCTTTCATTTGCTTTTGAGCATTTCCAACGCCTATTAATTTGTTATTGACATCAGGGACACTTACTGTTTGAGCTTCCTTGACATCCTCATCCTCATCTTCTTCATTTTTTGATTCAGCATTTGTTGGACAATCTTTATTTGCACATCTAGTTGTTTCATCATTCATAGCTGCTTCGGTCATTCTCATTGATTTACCACATGAGGTACACTCAACTTCATGATCTTCTTCCTTTGAAGCGGCAACTGTTTTGGTGGTCTTGTGTGGCATAGAAGGCATTTGGGTTGGAATATGAGGATGATCAACATCTTCTAATCCTTCAGAAGGATTTTCTAAATGATCCCAATCAACGGTGTACTCTAAAGAGCCATCGCCAGAACCTTCAAATTTACTAGGTTTTGTGACTGAAGGAAATTCCAATGAACCTGGATTCATTGTAGGAACTTTTTGTTCAGCCCATGTTGGATTTTGTTCCTTGAGTGAGTTACCCTCACCGCCTTCCATTGTCATGCTTGGGTATTCAACTTCACCCTTCATGTCAACCATATCTTCGTTATACTTAAATGAGGCTGATGCTGGATAATTCTCTTCTTCTGAAGCAATCTTCTTGAGAATTTCTTCTCTTTCTGCTCTTCTCAAGAGAGCCTCTCTCTGTGCCTTGCGCTCAGCCAATGCTTGTTTAGTCATTGATCTAACCTCGTTGCTTTTTTTCATAAATTGGTTTTCATTGTCTTCGTCATCATCTGATTCATCTTCGGAATCCATATCATCATCATCGTTAAAATGAGTGACATCTTCATCATCATCTTCATCAGAATCATCATCTCCGCCAAGAAGATTATCTAGCGCCTTTTGCACAGCTTTTTGTGCTTGGTCAACCATATCAGCGGGAACTTCAATCTCAAAAGTGGCGACATCATCACTATCTTCTACTTCGTCTTCGTCATCCATGTCTTCATCAGACATGTCATCGTCTTCTACATCATCTGAATTATCATCACTCTCAAAGTGATGAAATTCCATATCGTCTTCATCATCGTCAGATTCATCGTTTGCGAAGTCAACAGTCTCTTTGCCATTATCAAGGTCTAAATTTGAAACATCAAGACCAGCTTGTCTTGCAATGTTTGGAAGATACTTAGCTCTAATTGCTTTTGCTACTAAAACAGCTTCGTTTGTTTCCAATGATGCTGTTTTTTGCATGTCAGAAGCGCAGTTCATAAGATCTTCTTTATCAGTTGCATTAATTTCAGCTAATCTCATTGCTGCAAATCTCACCTGATTGGCTTTATTCGAATTTTTATTCATTTTTATGCTGCTTCCCTTAATAAAATAAAATCTTTTATCAAAGAATCTATAAAATAGTTATTTGTTAACTTTTTTTTAATTTCTAGATAAATTGTTTTTACACCTTTTTTTAAGATATTAGTGAGGGAATAAATCCCTCACTAATATGCATACTAATCAATCCAAGTAATTGATACATCAAGTTTTGATGGATCCTTCTTAGAAGCTTGTACTGTGGTTCTTGAATAATTTCCACATTTGTAGCAGAATGTATTACTTTTGACTTTATGAGCTTGTCTATCTCCGCAAGATGGACAAACCATACCGACAGGAAGCATTGATTCTTTTGTTCTATCAAAGGTTGGTAATGCAGTTTTCAAATACACGTCAGAATCAACTGTAGCTGATAATCTGATCATTGTTTTGATATCAGATGCTACTGGTCCCATACCTGGAGCTGCAGGATTAGCAGCAGGCATTTCTGTAGGTGCAGTTGCCATACCTAACCCAGTGTCTGGACCAAGTCCCATAGGTTCTTCTTCTGGTGAAGATTTGCCCTTGTCACCCATTGAAATTAATTCAATTTGTTGAAGGATCTTGTATGTAGTACCACAGCTTTGGCAGTCAGCATTTGATTCAGAAATGTTTACATCATCTGCACCACAAACTGGGCAGACAGATCCCCACGGTTTCTTTTCACCTGGTTCAGACATTGCGTCCATATCACCAGCTTCGTTCATGTCTGGACCACCAGTAAGTGATGAAATTCCTAAATCACCACCTGCAGCAGCTGGACCAGCACCTAAACCTGGATCAACAGGACCAGCAGCTGGACCAACAGGAGCAGGAGCGCCCATGCCAGGTGCAGCTTGTGCGTATTTAGCTAAAATATTGTCTCTTCTGTTCTTTCTAGCTATTCTTGCACCTTCAGTCATTACTACAGGCATTTCAGCTGGTTCTTCAGCTTGAAGTTCACCTTCTAGTTCGTCAGCTTTGAATGCTTTTGATGTAGATGTCGAAACTGTAGCAGTAACATCACCATTTTCTGAAACAATCAAGTCTGTGAAAGAGAATGTTCCTGGATCAACTTGGAATCCATGTCCTTGAAGAACTTCAATTGCTTTTTGTTTGAATGAATCATCGAAATTGGAATCACCAGGTTGCATACCATCTAAATCTTCAGCTCTGCAAATAAATCTGATGCATTCTGACTTACTTTGAGTAACAGTCATTCCAGCAGTTCTTTCAGCTGCAGCAACCGCTTTGGCAACTAACTTTTCTGCAACTTCAAATTCTTCACAGAGTCTTTTTGCAGCCTTGGCAATTCTTCTAGTGCTAATACCAAAATTTGTGGAATAGTCTGCCAACCATCCGATAACATTATCAGAAATGTTTTTTGTAGAAGCAGTCTTAACACCCCAAAACTCTCTTCTAGCCCTAGCTCTCAATCTTCCGTCAGTAGCTGTAGCAGTTTTGGCTCTATCAATAGCAGCCATTAATTGTTTTTCAGGCATTGCTTCAACAGAGTCAACTACTTCATCAGGAGTTGTCCCGGTTTCTTTTGAAGACATTGCCATTGCAGAAATTGCAGACTTCAGATCGTCTTTAGAAATAAGATCAGCATCAGAATCTAAGGCTGACATAAGTGCAGACTTTAACTCTTCATTTTTTGAAGGTGCAGTTTCAACATCTAATCCTTCTTCAGGAACAGATGCTTGACCCATAAGAAGTTCAGCAATTCTTGAAACGCCTTCTTTGGTCATTTCGCCTTCTTCAACTGCAACTGAAAGTGCATCAGCAAGATCTTGAGCAGTAATTTCAGAAGTTACAGCAGCGCCTAATTGCTTAATAACAGCAGAAACTGAATTTTCTGGCTCAGCATTTCCACCAAAGAAATCAGCCTTTTCTGCCTTATCTGCTTCCATATCAGTACCAGCAGCAGCAGTTCCAATCATTTCAGGAAGCATTGGTTCTTCAGTTAATGTTTGTGCAATTCTAACAATTGTTTTAGGAGTTTCTAGTGAAGAAATAACAGCCTTGCCTAATGCATTAATTGTAGCTGCCATAATTTCGTGAGCACTTGCACTACCCTCTGCACGGCAACAAGCTAATTGCTTTTCTAAAACTTCAGTAGGAACACCATGAGTTACTTCATCTACCAATTCAGTTAAGGACTTGCAAACTTCTTCGTCTTTTACTCTTCTTCCATAAAGTCCAGCATCACCAAGAAGAATTTCTCTTACAGCATCTTGGCTTGCACCAGTTTGCTTTGATTTGAGTTGTAATTCACGAACGTTTTGATCTACACCAGTATTCTTGCTCTTGACACCAGTGGCCAAGTTATCATATGACTCACCATTTCTTACTTCATCAAGTTGGCTTTCTCTGTCATCGAGTCTCTCTTTGACATCAAGTAAAGCAGTCTTGACAAATTGTGAATAGTCCTTGAGTAATTCAGCAGCAACTCTTGTTCCTTGTCCGTTTTCCATTAAACCAAGTTGGTTTTCATTAAGGATAGGTACCCAAGCAGTTCTTTTTCCATTTGTGTAACCTGTGATTGAACCATCAGTAGAAAGAACAACTCTATTACCTGCATTATCCTCGACTTTAAAATCGATTGTAACTGCAGCAGCAAGTTTTTTTCTTTGCTCTGATGCAATCTTTGCAAAGTGATCCATTTGATTTCTGCTCCCCGCCATGAAAGGCGTATTTGTTTTTATATTTTTGCTTCTTTCATTAGCAATTCTAATGACACTATCAATACTTATTTGTACTTGAGAATTGTTATTTAAATTATTTTTTAAATCTAAAATATTTTTAGTCAAGTTCAAAATTTTATTGGAAGATGAACTGTTTTGAGAGCTAGCAAAAACTTCTCTCTTGCCATCTCTTGAAGCCCACACCAAATTGTGAACGCTAGAGGCTAACGCAACACCGCCTCCAACTTGATTGTCTTGATCTCCAGGAAGTGTAAGGTCCATCACTTTTCCTACAGATTCAGTTGGTGCATAATTTGCCAAACCAATATTGGCATTCATTGGAGAAGCTTGTGGTGCTTGTCCTTGTTGCATATTTTGAGGTTGATTGATTTGTTGTGGTCTTTGCCCACTACCAACGTCAACACCATCGTCAATCATGTCTTGCATAGTAGATTGAAGTTCTGCCATGGATTTAGTGATTTTTCCAACGTGTCCTAAATCAACATTATCTTTTCTAGCAAACATATTCATCACAGCAACTTCCAAAAAGTTTAATGATAAATTGATTAAGTCAAGAATATTCAATCCTGATGCTGGATCAATACCAAGAGCTGTCAATACTGCAGAAACGGTTGAGTTTTGATTCGCTCCTGCTCCAGCCAGTAAAGGTCCACCAACAAGAGTTCCAGCTTGTTGTGCTAATCTAACTGCAGTTTTCGCTGTGAAATTTGCTACACTTAGGCAGTTTTCGTATTCTGCTCTATGTTGAGGAATAGATGATGTTTCGTGAAGTGCTAAAACAATATTTGAAGAAAGCTCATTTGCTTTCTTTTCTAAATTCATTGCAGCATCTAAAACATCATCAACATCATAAATTTCTTGAATTTCACAAGATTCAAAAGCACCATCTCCTACGCAGCTTAATTCAATAAACTTTACGCCGTAGTTCTTTTCATATGATTTTTTGCCAGACTCAGGATGTGTTTTTCCTTTGTACTTTTTAAGGTGTTCACAGTAATCTTTTTCAGTGTATGCTTTATTTCCACAAATTGAACAAACACCCCATTCAACACTTGCACCCATGGAGACATCATGAATTACACCAGTACGAATATTTCTAGCAATATCAGGATAAGCTTCTTCATCTACAAAGAAAGTACAATATACACAATCTTCCTTTTCATCCCATTCTGCATAAACAACCATACCCTTAGCTTGTTCAATATCATCATTTTTGTGGTTTGTGTAAATTGGCACACCTTCAAATGTTTTATATGACGGGATTTTTTGACCTTTGATTTCAACTTCCTTGAGAAGTTCTTCTTTTGAAAACAAGTCTCCATTAGCATTTACGACATCAGCGTCAATTGCTCTAGCTCTTACCCATAAAAGTTTTGCACCTTTACGAGCTTGCATTTCTTTAACAATGTCGAAATCTTTGTATTTTTCGAGTACTTCTTTTGGATCAGCATAGAGTGATTGAAGACCAATCTTTGCAGCTTCTCGCATATTTGAAGAAGCAGTCTTTATGATATAATCTCTAGCTATATTTCGGTCATTTTCGTTGAGGAAGCTATTTATAGTAATAGCCCCTCCTTTTGCAACCTTGTACATATATTCAATCCTTAAAAAATGAAGTTATCAATAGGATTTCTTCTATTTTCAACCTATTAAAACCTGTAAAATTTAAACCCGTCGAAATCGACGGGTTTATTGTACAGTGACAAACGATTTGGTAATTATAGATATTCAGAATTACCCTCACCCATACCTGTTCGCTTCTTAATTACTTTAATTAAAACATTCAAACAATCTTGTGGGTGATCATTAATTTCTTTGTCAGTAAATCTAATTATAATCCAACCATTAGCAGCTAATTCAGAATCTCTACGCTTGTCTTTAGCGATTTTGTCTGGATTATTGTGCCAAATTTCACCATCAGCTTCAATGCCAATCTTAAGATTAGGAATTGCAGCATCTAATTGATAATCCATTGCTGGACCAGCAGAATACTGAGCGTAAAGCGGAAAAGGCATATTTAAAGACATAGTCAATCCATAAAGTTTCTTTTCCAAATTAGTAAACATTTTAGGTTGTTGAGAAATGTCTACTTTCTTTTTTGCGTATTTTTTGATTGATTCATTTTCATTAGAAGCGAATTGATGAATTTGTTCTAATGCATAGTTGTTCAATGGATGTGAATTATCTCCACCAATAAAGGGGGATTGTAATTGACCATACAATCCATCATATTCATCTGGTAAAGGACCCAAAGAACCTCTACCTGTTACTGGTGTTAGTGATTTTAAGAAACCTTCATGTGCTGCAGATTTAATTTTCTTGCTTGCAGTTCTTACTCCAGAATTCTTTGCTTCAATTCTTTCCATATAAATTTCATTAATGGTTGAGCTAGCAACTTTGTAAAATCTGTTCATTACATCTGCAGTAGGAGCAGGAGCACCAGCTGGAGCTGGAGCTGCAGGAGGCGCCCCACCACCAACAGATAAGTCAGCAGGTGGAGGAGCCATACCTGCACCAGACATATCTGGAGACGAAGCCGCAAAGCCTTGTCCAGTTACGCCACCACTTTGGAAACTTAATGAAACATTTGGAGTGCCAAAGCTTTGATCATTTACAAAGTTTGCACCTTGTTCAAATCTCAATCTTTCAATTTCCTGGTCTGAGTCTAAACCAAAAGCTTCAATAAGAGAAACATTTGAAATAACTCCATTTTGATTTGCAGTGACAAGCATTTGCAATTTACCAGTGTCATCACGTAATTGAAGATCGTCAAATTTGATTTTAGGATAGACTATTTCGTCCTGTCCTCTTTCACCTTCGATTACAAAACCATTCCATTTTGCAACTGGCATAAAGACATTTTGTTCAATCCAGTGTGCAACTTCTCTTCTAAATGTCTCTAATCTTTGAGCCATTGCAAGAAGTCCAACTTGGGCATTACCGTATGTTGGTCCCTCACCATTCAAAAGTGCTTTGTTCAACATAACACCATCGAGGATTTCTTGCTCAATTAATTCAAATTCACCAGTAAGAGGATGAATTTTTCCAGTAGCTCCATACCACTCGAGATCAAAGTTGTGGTGAGTAACAAGTGTTAAGTTAGGATCATTAGCAATAGATGCTAACTCATCTTGGACATTATCAATATCTTCTTGAGATGCTGGTCTTGTATCACTACCAATTTTTACAACCTTGATTGGTAAGATAAGACGCTCAGCAATCATATATTGAGCTTGTCTTAATTTGTCTTTGTATGTCAGAATTGGGAACAATGGTCTGATCATAGAAATTCCATAATCTTCCCAAGGATTTGATCCATATTTGAAATGGTGAATAGATATAGTGTTCAGTTTAATTGGATTACCCTGAACAATCATTTTTTTAATATTGTCAGGAATAGAATCATAAATTTCTTTAGGATGTCGTTCATTGACAATTCTAATTTCTTCTGCAGATGGACGATATGCATAACTTCCAGGTTGATCAATCATACCTGGACTCTTAATTACAGAATCAGGATTAAGTATAGAAATTGACTTCCAAGTAGCACCATCATGTTGACATTCTTGATTTTTGTCTTCATCCCAGTTAGAACCATGGCAATGTGGACAATCTAATGAAAGGAGAACAAAGGAATCACCTAACAAGTGATATGTTTTAGAAATTTCTGGTAGCCATTTTTGAAAATTAAGTGATTCTACTAGCTTTTCAAAATAATCTTTTACATAAGAAGAAGAACACTCTAACTTCCATCCAGAAAAAGGATAGTTAGTGTAAAAATTGATGGCTGCAGCAATTTTTGGCTCATTGTTTCTCCACCAGTTTGCCCAAAGATAAACTTCACGACGAGCATTTGGGATTTGAAAAGATGATGGAGTAAGAAATGGTGAATAGAAGTTAGGAGCTGTAGTAACTGTATTGACGCTTGCAGTTCTTGTTACGCTTGGACCTAATCCTAGACCAATTCTGCTGCTTGCATAATTTCTGTCTACAGTTGCAGTGGGTGATGATGCTCCTGATACTTGTGTTGCTGCTGTTCGAATAGCAGAAGCCAATGATGTTCTATTTGCCATAACATGTATTATACCGTTCTAAAAATATATAACTTAATACCAAGTTTGATTAGAAGGTTTGTTGCCGAAAAGAATTGGATCTTGTTTGCCTTTAGACGCTTGATAATAACCTTCACCATTCTTGAAATGTTGAAAACTATTTCCTTTTTCAGTTGAAGCCATGCTTTGAGGATCTCTGTTATTGTTTTCTTGTTGCGAGCCTCTAAGTTGAGTTTCTAATGGTGTATCTTCTGGATTCTCATGAAATGGAGAGTGTCTTCTAGCTTCAGTAGATGCAGATTGAGGAGAAATAATATACTGTCCATTATTATCCATATTCATTCTATGAGGACGTTCGACTAAAAGATTCCAGATTTCTTTTTGTTGTTCTTGATTCATGCGGTAATATTCATCTAGACTCTTACCCATTTTTTCTAGAATTCCAGAAAGTTCATCATAGAGTCCAGCTGGTTGATTATCTACATCACTTATGCCATCAATTCCGAAACCAGACTGACTATCTACCGTATCTTTTGACTCATTTTGTCCTGGGCTAATGACACCACCGCCAAATTGGGACAAAACTTGTTTATACCACATCGTCGTATTCTTCTCTTTTAGATTCCATGATGTAGTCTAAGCCAAGTTCTTCAGCAAATTTCTTGAGATCATCATCTGAAAATTGATGACCAAAACTGTCATCATCTTCATCATTTAATAAAGTTTCAATATTGACTTTGATCTTCTTGTTTTCTCTTTTGTCTTCTAATTGATTATCTTTAGGAGTATCAACAACATTCTTTTTTCTTGTGCTGTTAAGAATTTGTTCTTGGTTGAGTTCTTTCTTTGATGCAGTTTTATCTAATTGATGAATAATAGAATTCTTTGGCTCATCGAAATTTTTATTTAACTCATCTCTGTAATTAATGGGATCTTTGCTTTTAACATTTAATTGGTCAGCATAAGATTTTTCCATTTCACCACGATGAGTATAAAGTCCATCAGAGTCAAGTTGTTCTTCCATTGCTTCGTCAGCTACTGATTCTTTACCATTTAATTTTCTCAACAAAGCTTCAAGATATTCACTGCCCTTTTGTTCTTTTCTTGGAAGTTGAGAATCAATAGTTTTTAAAGAATCAGATTGAGCTTGCTTAGGGCGCATGACTGGTTTTTCACCTTGTTGATGCCCATAGCTTGATTGTTTGGCATCTGACAATTGTTTTTCCATTGAATCATCGACATTTTGCTTGCCTCTGATTTTATTTGCGCCTCTATCTGAGTTGTCAAATCTAGCTTCAAATCCAATCTCACCTTCGGTAAGTTTCTTGGATCTTTCACCTTCTTTAAGTTCAAGAGCATTAGCTTCGTTGTCAGGATGCTTATGAACATCTAATCTGGCCATTACTTCATCATGAGATTGGAATGCGACTTTTAACCAATCTTGATATGCACAAGTTACTTGTCCGTCTTTATCAACTCTTGAGTCAATACAATTTTCACGACATTTTGAAACTTCCATAGGCACTGGAGCTTTATAGCCTTGAAATTTTCCTTTAGGACACAGCAAATATGGTTCATTTGCTTGTGTTGAAAGAGTAGTATATGCAACTCTTCTATTTTCTTTAGGAGTTATTTCTGAGTACCAATTATGCATAAAATTTGCAACTTTTATGGATTTATCTTTATTGCCTGAAAGTACAATATTTCTTGCACTGTTTAATTTACTAATTTTGTTATTAGAAGCAAATTTATTTAGCTTATCAATAGCTTTAATAGCTTCAATTTGCCAATAGCCTGAAGATTGACTATTATTCTTGTAAGCAACTCTTTCCATTTTAGCCGCTTCATTGTTTTTGTTGATAAAATTTTGAATAGCCATATAAGCATAGCGAAGAGTATTTCTTTCTTCAGCAAGTCTTATGTTGTTTAATGTATTTAATGCTTTATGCAAATGATGATGTGCTTCTTCTTTTGGAAGAGCTACTATCTTCATAATATGTTGTGGTCCGCCCATATTCTTAAAGGCAGAAATAACGGGATCATCTCCGAAATCATCCATACCTAAAACATGAAATGGGGAAGACATTGGCATAGAATCCCCTTCTCCAATACCTGACAAAGTGTCTTGAAGCATGCTAAGTAATCCATTGCCACCGACCAATGGTTTTTTGTCCATAATATCTTGAATTTTTTTAGGATCGTGAGTTTCGTATGTAGCTTTGATTTTATATCCCTTGTCCATAATTATTTACCCAGTCCTAAGTTTGATAATTCTTCTTTATCAAAACCTCTATTTGTGAGAGCTGTTCTAATTTGCTTGAGTTCTTCAGAAACTCCTTTTTTGTCAGCAGCATCTTTAAAGTCACCTTGCTTAGTTGTTTTAGAATAGTCTTGTAAATCCATTAGGAAGCAAGCTCTCATAATTAACTCAGGTGTTGATCTCTTTTCAAAATTAGGTTTTGAATCATAATTTAAGGCAGCAATTTTGACAGATTCAGAAAGATTAACAGTATTAGCTTTCTTTTTTGTTTCATCGTCTTTGTCTTTGCCTTGCTCTAATTTTTTGTTATATTCTTTAACAATATCTACAGCTCGTTCAATTGTTTCTTTATTCCAATATTTAAGTTTAGAAATGTATCTAACAATATCATTTTTATCGACACCATGATCAAGTAATTTTCCAACCTTGCCCATTAAAACACGGAATGGATTGCCTCTAGTTTTCTTTTTCTTTTTGACCTGTGCTGTTTTTGAATTGTTGTACACGTTCTTAGCCTCGACTAAATAAGTTTCTTCAATCTTATTTGCTATATCAGAATAGCTTGGATCTAATTCTTTAGTAATTGGATCTTTTGTTCTTGTTTCATTATTATTTGACATTAAAAGTGCTTTAGATAATTTATCTAATTGATGACGTAAATCATTATCTTGCACTTTGTCAGCTGTAAGGGTAACTTCATTTGAAAGTTCACTAAAATTACCATCACTAGCTTTGATTTTTTTAATCAACTGTCTCATTTCATCTTTAGTTACACCTTCAATATTTTCACCATTTAAAGGAATATTGTTAATCCCATTTGCTGGATTTGAAGCCATAGCTGGGCCAGATTGTTGAGGTGGTTCAGTTTGAGACAGTTTATTCATTAATCAATATCATCAAAATTAATGTCAATGCTATTATAAATTTCATTGACAGTTTTTGCTCTCATTTGAGATTTGCTGTTCATATCACTTTGGATATTTTTCTTGATAGCCATTCTATCGTTTCTATTCTTCTCTTGATTAGCAATTCTCATGGTTTCACGATTGTCCAGAGCAGATGGATCAATCATTCCAAATTGTGAATTGAATTCATTGTCTGAAGATGTTCTCAAGATTGAATGTGCTCTTGAGGAAACTACAGAAGATTGTCTTAAGTTATTAAGTTGGCTTTCTTCCCAAGCTTTATGGCGAGTTGTTTTTGCTTCTCTTGCTCTTTGATTTTCAATAATTGATTGTTCACTTGTAGAAGCTTGAGAATTCAAGAATTCTTCTGTTATTGAAATCATGTCTGGATTGAAAATTGATGCTGATCTAGAAAGCATTGCGTTCATATAGTCATCTGAAGAAAATGCTTTCAATCCACTTGTAGTAGTTCTTGCAGTTTCGCCATCATCAAATTGTGAACCAGCTCTTCTAATAGCACCAAAATCTTGAGCAAGAATTCTATCTTCAGTTGTGGTGTCTCTCAAATCTTGATATGTTGATGCACCTTGAATTCTTTCCCAAGACTTATTAATATTGTTTGCTTCTTTTGTGAAACCAATATTTTGTTTAGAAATTGATTGTCTGTTTGCAGTTGAATTTCTCTTTAACTCAGCGTATGGATCTTCTTCAACTTCTACTTGAGCGCCAATAAATCTCTTTTCCATAAATGTTGGAATATTATCGATTTCTGATACTTTTCTAAATCTGCTCATGTTTATTTTATCCTGATCTTACTTTTCAAGAATGTCCCAGAGCTTTCACCCTGGGACAACTTTTCTTGAGGAATGTAATTATTTCTTGTCGTATTTCTTGGTAAAGAGTGCATCAATCCACTCTTGATCACCATAGCCGAGTTCATTCTTCCAGTAATCAACGATTCTGGAATAGTCTGCGTCTGAAAGTGTTGCAACTTTGATCATTGAAGATGCTGCAGCAACTTTGACATTAGTTTCAAGACCAGAAGCAAGAACGTCCTTGATATTGGACAACTTATCAACTGCAGGAGCTGATGTTTCGCCTAATCTAGCATTTACATATTCGATTGGAAAACCTTCGGCAAGAGCTTTAGCAGCAAATGCTTTTCTAGCAGCAGATGAGAATGCTTTAGCTTCTTTCATGTCTGACTTTGCTCCACATTCTTTTTCCATAGCTGCTTCTTTTTCAACTTCCATATTTGCAGCTACTTTTTGAACTAATGCTTCTCTGTAAGCTCTTCTTTGTGCAAGCTTAACATTAGTTTCTTTGTTGGCTTGAACTTGGCGCTCAATTTTGCCAGCTAATCTTACTCTTCTGTCATGACGAGCAGCAAGGATAGCATCTTTAAGATCTTCATCACCAGCAGCTACAGCAGCTTCTACAGCTTCAGCTGATAATTGTGATGCATGGTTAAAATGGTAAGCTTTCTTTTCAGACTTGCCTTTAGGACCTTTTCTCTTCATAGGACCCTTTGCATCATCTTCGTCATCTTCGTGGTCTTCATGATCTTCATGATCTTCATGATCTTCATCATCTTCATCATCAGAATCTTTAGACTTCTTCTTGCCTTTGCCATTCTCTTCCATCCACTTAGCTAAACCAGGTGGAATACCTTTCTTGGCCATTTTGGTTGAATTATGATACATTGCGCCATCTTCCATGTCTTCAGACATAGCTTCAGCATCTTCTTCATCTCCAGCATACATAGTGCCAGATTTTGCTTGCAATCTATCTACTTCTTTATCACCAATAGCATTAAAAAGTTCTTCGAGACCTTTGGTCTCTTTACCCTCTTTGGCTTCGGCTAATCTTTGGTTAAAGTTGTCCCAATCAATTCCTTGGAAAACCAAGTCAGAATCAAGAGGGTCTTCTTGAAATCTGTTTGGGAAAATTCTATCTGCCATAATTAATTTTTCTCCTCAAGAAAAAATACATTAAGAAAATTTCTAAATTCAATGCTCAAATTCCTTTAATGCATCCATTTATGTTTTTTTACTTAAAATTAGTTTGTTGCCCTTCAAGAGCAATTTATCTCCAACACCAATCCCTAATTTTTTAAACAATCCTTTATTTGCTTCTACAACAAATACAACACTGTTAGAATCTGGACCAACTGACTTTGGATCATCAGCTTCCATATCTTTGATGTCCACAATCTTATGATTTTTATCTAAAAAAGCTAAAGAAAGCGGGAAAGAAACATTTTTATTCCAAAATGAATAGCTGTCTGGATAATCAAATTCAAAGTAAACTACTTCATATTCATCTAAAGGCTCAGCATTCATTAAACCTTTAGTTCGTAGCTTGTCATTGTTAGCTACAAATCTAACATCGAATTCATCACGGAATTCTTTACTAGTGAGTCATGAACCTACTTTTCTAAATTTGTTTGAAGAAGCTTTAACATTTCTAGCTTCATCAAGATCAAATCTATCTTTTGTTCTTTGTTTTCTAAATTCATTAACATTGTCTATGCTTAAATAATGATCACGTAATGCTAATTTGGCTCTTTCAGTTAATTCTACAGATCTACCGTATCCTGTAAGTAATCCAGCAGTTTTCATAGCTAAAAGATCATTGTCTGAAATTTCAGTTGGAACACCACAAACGTTGCTATCTTTATGCAAAGCAACATAGCTTGCAGCAGTCACTAAAACATCTGTATTTGAGTCAATAGACTTAAGCATAGTTAAATATCTATCACTAAGCTTTGCTGCTTCTGCTTTTCTAGGAGTTTGTGAAACGCCAAGAAGTTGAATTTGAATGTCAGAAAGTCCGAGGCTTTCCATTGATGGTCCGTCGAATAATTCAGCATGCAAATCTAATGAATGAACTGGTTTAATTGGTATTGGCATAATTTTATTCCTTATCTATTTGGTATTCTATTTTTCCAAGCATTTCCTTCATCAACATTCTTCTCGTATGTTTCTTCCCAGGAAAATTTATCGCACAAATCTTCTCCACTGTGAATTGCCATAGAAGGACTTGATGCTGGATTGCCTGGATCTATATAGGCAGGACCAGGAACATTGTCTGGACCATGCAATAATCCTTCTATATTTGGACCATCAGCTTCTCCTCCCAAATCAAAATATTCTTTTGGAATTTTTCTTGGGTTGATTTTTTGACGCCAATAATCGTTTTGTTTTGTTTCTTCTTCAATTTCTTCATAAGGAACTAAAGAAACATTTGGTGATTGAGTAACTGATTGTTGTGGATAATATTGAGCAATTTTCTCAAACAAATTATCAGCCTTGGAGTAATGGCCTTTTTTGTCTAGTTTTGAACAGATCTTGATAATTGTTTGTAAAGAAGTTGCGTTCATAATTTGTTCTTATTAAATAATCTTTAAATGACCTTTAAAAACTATGTCCGCTGATTCCATAAAATGCTGAACCATCGTAAACTTCTTCTACGCCCTTATCCTCTCTATTTGTCGGATCGATGTAGTTTGCGTATGTTGTGTCTTTTTGTTCAGGATTCAATGCCTGCTCTGTAGTCATAAATGGATTTGATTCTTTTAATGTTTCTGATTTGGGCGCTATATCTTTTGGAGCATGAACGTTTGCTTTACCATCTGGATCTGGATAGGAAAGAATAGTATCTTTTAGACCATATTCTTGAAAGCCATCATGGTCAGGAGTGTTTACGGTCATCAAACTTGTTATATAATTATCAAGTTCTTCACCGAATTCTAATACAGGTGTTTTTCCTAAAGATGGACGAGTAAATTGTGCCTCATCAAATTCATTTCTATCTTCAGGATATTCATCAGTAATTCTATTTCTTCTTCTGATTGCATAATCTTCAGCAATACGATTTATGGCTTTGTCAGAAATAGAAAAATGCAATCTAGAAGCTTTATCAGGATCTTTGTATTCTTCTCTTGGATACTTAAAATCTTTATTATATTTATGACGATTTTCTAAAGATTGTTCCATAGTCATCATATGTTCATCTTTAGGGCGATAATGCTCTTTGATATAGGCTGGACTGTTTTTCATTAAAGTATCAGCAGCATTTTCTAAAGATTTTTTATAATTATGAAGTTGAGCTCTAAATTTTGCTCTCATTCTTTCTTCTGAAGTTAATTCATATGGAATTAATTCTTCATAGTTTTTGTGCTGAGGAGTAAGTCTAGACTCCATATTGACATCACGATTATCAGGCTCAATGTGTGTTTTTCTTAATAATTTATCAAAACCAGCATCTTCATCTACGTAAAGATTTATTTCGTGTCCACCACGATTTCCACCACCACGACCAATAGGGCTACTTCCAGGCTGGAAAGGAGCACCATTTCCCCCTCCGCCTACACCACCAAATTGAGCTGTTCTGATATTGTTAGACATAATGAATTGTTCTTATAAATGAAAATAATTACCTTTATCTTCTGTTTAAATTGACCATTTTTGATCTTGGCAATCTAACCATAATTTTAGATGTAAGACATTCATAACATACAGCAGCCACCGCATCACAAATGTCATCTTTATATCCCGATAAAGCTTCAATGTAATATCTTTTACCTTTCCATTTCTTTTGTAAAAATAAAAATTGAATTTTTGCTTCTTGAACTTCATTTAAAGATATAATTTTATTGTCTAAATCTCTATATTCTCCACCAGGTAAATCATAAATATCAATTCGATCATCTCTGATTAATTGTGATAATTCTGTATATATCTTTTCTTTATATTCTTTGTTGAATTGTCTTTCTACAATTGGAATTCTCATAGATTGCAGTTTTATTAAAGATGACTGTGAATTCCATTGATCAATAGAAACTTGTTTAAATTTAAATTTAGCGTGTAAGTTGATAACATAGTCTTCAACTTCACTTTCTTTAACAGGTTGATTTTTTGTTCTAGGATTCCAAAAATGGACATGATCAATCACAACTCTTTTAAGTGGTTGAAAGTCAGGACCAATATGACCATACATGTTTTCAGTATGAGCAATTACAAGAGCGTAATAGTCTGAAGTTCTAGCTGGATCTAAATGACAAAAATAATCAAAATGACCTTCTGCCATTTCTTTTCTTTTCACCATAGACATAGAAGCAAACATCCTGTCTACGTCTTCGGAATTAAACATTGGATCTGATGAAGAAGCTCCAAATTCAGCTCCGTACTGCATTTGAAATTCTTGAGGATCTTTTTTCTTCTGACTATCTAACCATTCTTTATCAATATTAGGATTGGTAAGCCAAGTAGGAAGTCTCATCACAAGAGTAGTAGGATCTTCTTGCCTATTCTCGTGTAAATCATAAAGCAAACCAAGTGGACCTTTAGGGTTGGAAAGAAGCATCATTTTGCCATCTTTACCAAATGTAGCAAGAGATGGTTTTAGATCATCATAAAGAGCATAGTCAACACCAGAGTCAGGATTATCACCTGCCATAGCTGCAACTTCGTCCATAATGATAGTCCAGCAAGTAAGACCAACAAGACCTGATGCATTGCTAGAACCACATCGTAATACCAAAGAACCTGCAAAAAGATTGATATTATCTGCTTTTCTTCTTACATTCTCTTCTCTATCGTGTTCAGTGTAGAATCGCATTTCAAGCTCAGTATCTTTGCCAATATAGGGTGCAAAAAATGGAGAAGCTAGAACAGTTTGCTTAATCTTAGAGAAGATTGCTTTTTTAGCCTGTTCTTCGTTACGAGCAACATTTAGAAGAACAACTTCATCAAACTCCATTAAGCCGTATCTTGCTTGAGGATGGCCCATAGAAATCAATCTATACAATTCATAAAGAGCCATAGCAGACACAAGGAACGATTTTCCTGAACGTCTACCAAGTACTAAAACTAATTCTTCAAACTTATATCTTTTAGTACATTTTTCTTGAACTTGCATACGAAGCTTTGGATCAAATTCTTCTGAATAAAGTAAATCATTTTCACTTTGAAAACCATCAATAATTGGTCTTGTTTCTAATACTATGACTTGTCTTTCAGCATCAGGGTTTGTTGCTTCTTCTTTGGCATATCTGTATCTTTCTTCTCTAACTTCATTATCAAGACGTTTACACTGTAGGCAAGGGGAATTTACAACATTGAAAATTGTTTTAAACTGTTTTCCTTCTGATCTGGCTTTTAAAAAATTATTTTCATTTTTTTGAACATAATTCCAAACACAACCTTTGCAGTCTTCTTTATTGTCTGATTCATTTATTACAAGATTAGTATTGCCTTCTTGTCCCATATAAAAGCATTTTAGAATTAATTTTTGCCAAGGATAGGGTTTTAAATTACAAAAATAAGGATGTTCTATAAATGTAATGATATCTACAATTTGATCAGGATTAAATCTATCTTTAGGGGGTTTTGGTGGTGGAGCTACTTCTTGTCTTGTAGCAGGAGCAATTTCATCAACAAACTCTTCAGCATATTCTGTGTCTTTGAATAATTGTGTTACTGAATTGGCTTGCTGTAATAATTGATTTCTTAATTCGTTAGGAGATTGTTTTACGGGAGTAGGTTTTCTCATTAATTGTCTTGTTGAATCTTATTGCGTAGATTCACAATTTCATCCCTAATAATTCTTTTATCATTTTCACTATCCATCTTTTCGTGAAGGGCAGCTAAAATTTCAAAAATATTTATAGAGTAAATTCCTTGATTATCTCTTGCTTCTTTTAATTGTAAGATTTTAGAGATTAATTTTTCTACCATTGCTGCTCTTTTCAGTTTCATATCATTATTTTTAGAGCAGTCAATTCCACGAACATCATCAAGTTCAACGAGTAAAGCAGTAAGGGCTAATTGATGTTCACGAAAAATCCAAGGAGCAATAAGTTCTTCTCTTTGCTCGTAATTTTTAAGTCCGGAAGTTGAGATTTTTTTGAAATCACAATGTTGTTCCATGTGGGTATTAATCTGCATCCAGTTCATCTGTGCATCAAAATACTGTAAGAAAAATCTAATTACTGATTGATTTTTCTTTCCACTATCTAAATAAACGTGTTCTACCAAATCTCGAAAAGGAGAAGTGCAAATTGCGCATCTCGGTTCCATAAATTGAGGATAAGATATATCATTCATATTGTCAGGGGGAAGAGGCATTAAAGGTTTATCGCCTTCTTTCAAATCCCTGAACATTCTTGATGGTTTCTTAGGGCCTTCGTCAGGAACAATAAGAGCATCAACAGTTTCTTTTTTCGATTCCATTTCTTTAGTTATACAAGCAAAACAAGCCGCATAAATGCGGCTTGTTTATTCTTTCAGGATATAGGTTAGTCTTTCAAAGCTCTTTTCAATCTCTGGTATGGGGAAACTGTATCAGCAGCCTTAACCATAAATTCATCAGCCAGTCCAAAATCAACGTAATTTCCACCAATAAATTTTTCGCTTGAAGATGTTGCATTTGATAAATCAACTTCAGCGGATCCCTTCTTCATAGAAACAACATATTTTGTCTTTGAAGCAGTCTTGATTTGAGCTTCTTGAGATTGTGCTAAGAGAACATTATTAAGGAGAGTTTCCTCAATATATGGCCTTAAGGATGCATGTAAATGGCTTTTACCTGCAGCAGTCTCTTTAGCAGCTTCAGTAATTCTCATCCAAAATCCTAATCCTTTTTCATCAGTTTTTACAACTGAATGAGGACCAGTGCAAAGTCTCTTTACGAATTCTTTGGCAGATAATTTTGTTAAAGATCGTTCAATTACAGGAGCGCAATCGGAATATCTTGTAGGAACAACAGCAACTTCAACAGCAGTATTTTGTTTTACTTCTTCAGCAGTGTCAAACAACTTAGAAGCAACTCTATTAGCAACGTCTAAATCAAAATTATCAGCTGCGAGTAATTCTACAACTTCTGACTTATCGAAACCTTGATTTTTATATTTTTGTGCTTGATTATTTGCGACAACGAGAACACCATCTTTATGTGAACTTAATTCATTGCGCCAGTTGTAAATCATGTCATTTGTGTTATTTTCAGACACTTCTCTTATCTCCCTTAGATTTTTGATTCCCATCGTAAAAGGACTTAAATAAATAAAACCTCTAGACGTGCTTGAAATGTCTTAGAGGTTTTTGTGGAACATAATTATATAATACGAGAATTTCAAAAATATATTCCAAAGGTTAAATTAGTAGATTTGTAAAATAAAAAACATATGTGGTACTCAAAAATTATCGAATCTGCAACAGCCTGGGACGTTCTATCTACTAAAGAAGTATCGTGGGCTGGTTCTTTCTCTAGAACTTTCAAAGATTTTTCATTTTACGATCCAAATGATAACCCTACTATGAC